ATTTGACATTTAAAGATTTAAAAAATATCATAGAAATGGGATTGGGTGGTCAATTAAATCGTGAAGATAATGTAACGGAAAAACTTGATGGACAGAACCTTATGATAAGTTGGAGAGCATAGTGAATTCGATTGAACAAAAAATGTGGAAAATAATTAATGAAGCATCATTAACAGGCGGCCCAGCCGGGAGCACTGGTTTGACAGATATTGGTGATGCATGGCCAGATGGAATTTACACACGATATGGTGAACGAAGATTTGTAGGACCAGGTGCAATGCCACGTGGAATGAAACAATTAGTTGCACCAGCATCAGATTCAATTTATGGTGGTGAAGGAAGTTTACGACCAATGGGATTACCAAGAACTAAAGTTACTCCTGAGTATTTAAAAAGTGATGAGGTAATAGATCCACATAAAGATATTAGATCTGATGAGCCACCACTTTCTCCAAAAATGAGACTTTATGGTAGGAGAGCATTTGGAAAACCGAGTGAATATATAATACCACATGAATCAGCTAATTTTGTTACTACTGGTGGACCTGAAGGTGAGGATATACTTATAAAACCAACAACACCTCCAGAGGGGTCAATACGAACTGGTGGATCAGAAGAAGGTGCTATAGAACCTACTCCAGAACCAGGTTCAATGGCATTAGGAAGTAAGAGTGGTTATAGACAAGTTCAAAAAGGTGGATTAAATTTGGTCAGAGGAACTAAAGGCAGTGTTAATAAAATGTATATTGATAAAATGCTTGGTAAATATAATTCAAAAAGAGAAGGAATAAAGGAATCTCCAACTGCTAAATTAGTTAACCTATTACCAAAAGGAGTTAAATAATGGCTATTACAATAGATGTTAAAAAAGGTGATACTATACTTGTAGGAAAATTTAAAAACAAGAAAATGGTAATAAAAGATATAGGTGTAGATAAACATGGGATGCCGACTATAAACGGAAGAAAAGCTACTACATTTAGAATACACAAAAAAGTTAATATTTTTGATAAAGGTTTTGATGAGAAAATTGATAGGGATGCAGAAGGATATGGAAAATACGATGAACCTGATGATAGTGATTTTGATGAACCTTCGAAAACTAAACAATTAGAAAGTAAGTCTACTTATAAAAAAATAATGGAGATGTAAATATGGATTGGTTAAAGAAACTCATAGCGAGCATTTTAGGATTTTTTGGTTTAAGTACACTTTTAAGTGCTAGAAAGTCACAAGAAGTAAAGGAATTAGAAGATGTTATAAAAGAACATAAAAAGAAAGAAAAAGAAGTAGCAAAAGAAGTAAAAAAATTACAAGTACATAAAAATAAAAATAAAAAACAAATAACAAACGCAAAAAGAAAACTTACTCGTACTCAAAATGAAATTAAAAAAATGGAAATAGCTTCCGAAAATGACGATGTAGAAGATGCAGCAGACTTTTTGAGGAAGTTTTCCAAGAGTAAATAATTATATATGTATATAAGGAGAAAATAAAATGGCTGATGCAGGATCATTATTTAGGGCGACCCCAACTGACAGACGACCAGGTGATTATAATATAATAACTAAAGTGGATTCGAGTACTACCGTAGCCTTTACTGGTTCAAATGCTGGTGCAGGGTTTATTGTTGAAAATGTAACAAATGTTGTTATTCATGGAGCGGGTGGTGGAACATTACCAGGATCAGCATTATTGATAGATACAGTTTATCCAATTGGAGTAAAAAAAGTAGCAATTGGTGCAACCGGCGTAGTTTACGTATTACATAGATAAGGAGTGAGTATGAAATATCTATGGATATTATTGCTATCCATCCCCTTATTTGGACAGACAACTTATACTGAAGCAGAAGCGTTGGAAATGATTAAACAACGTGATGCTGAATGGGAAGGTAAATTGTCAAAATTAGAATCTATTGATAGTGCAAAGACTGTACAGATTGGTCAATATGAAGATTTGGTCAAAGAGTTAGAAGACCAAGCCAATCTTGATTCTTTAATAATAGTGGCAAAAGGTAAACAAATAGAAGCTTTGAAGGCACAAAATAAGGCCAATGAAAAAATGGCAGGGTTAGCAAAACCAAGTTGGTATGAAAATAGGTGGCTGTATTTTGGATATGGAGCAGCCGCAATAATTATTCCAACTTATTTTGGTATTAAAATAGTGGATATAGCAAATTAATGAGTGATAAGAATATAAAAGAAGTCATTAAAACGGAATATTTAAAATGTGCAGTGGATCCTGCATATTTTCTAAAAAAGTATGCTGTTATCCAACATCCAATACAAGGTAAAATTCCATTTTCTTTATATGATTTTCAAGAAAAAATGGTAAGTGATTTTAATAATCACAATTATAATGTTATCTTAAAAGCCCGTCAGTTAGGTATATCAACATTAACTGCAGGATACGCATTGTGGATGATGACATTTCAGAGTGATAAGAACATATTGGTTATCGCTACTAAACAAGATACCGCTAAAAACTTGGTTACGAAAATCCGAGTAATGCACGCAAACTTACCGAATTGGGTAAAGTCAAATTGTGTTGAGGACAACAAATTATCATTAAGATACAGTAATGGTTCACAAGTAAAGGCAATAGCAAGTTCTGAAGATGCAGGTCGTTCAGAGGCATTGTCATTATTGATACTTGACGAAGCAGCATTTATTGAGAAAATAGATACAATATGGACTGCTGCACAAAGTACTCTTGCAACTGGTGGTCAATGTATTGCACTATCTACACCAAATGGTGTGGGAAATTGGTTTCATAAAGTTTGGATGGATGCTGAAGAGGGGAAAAGTGATTTTAATTTTATTAGATTACATTGGTCATTACATCCAGACAGAGAACAAGAGTGGAGAGATGAACAAGATAAGTTGTTAGGTCCTTCAATGGCAGCACAAGAATGTGATTGTGACTTTATTACTTCAGGTCAAACTGTAATTGATGGTGTTATTTTGGAAGAATATAGAAATAAACAAATTGAAGAACCAGTTGAAAAGAGGGGAATGGATAGTAATTTGTGGATTTGGAGACAACCCGATTATACAAAGAATTATGTAGTTGCCGCTGACGTTGCTCGTGGTGATGCATCAGACTTTTCTGCATTTCATGTAATAGAAATAGAGAGTCTGGAACAAGTAGCAGAATATAAGGGAAAAATACCTACCAAAGACTTTGGTAACTTATGTATGAATACTGCTATGGAATATAACAACGCATTACTTGTTATTGAGAATTCAAGTATTGGTTGGGCCACCATACAACAAGTTATAGACAGAGAATATGATAACCTATTTTATACATCAAAAGATTTACAGTTTGTAGATGTCGCGAGACAAGTAACAAATAGGTACAGACATAAAGATAAACAAATGATCCCTGGTTTCAGTATGACTATGAAAACAAGACCATTGGTAATAGCAAAATTAGAAGAATATTTTAGAGAAAAATCAGTCATAGTTCATTCTAATAGACTGATTGATGAATTATTTGTGTTTATATGGCACAACAATAAAGCTGAAGCTATGGAAGGATACAATGATGACCTTCCAATGAGTTTGGCAATAGGACTGTGGGTAAGAGATACTGCACTTAGATTAAAGGCAGAAGGAATACAATTACAAAAAACAGTCCTAAATAAAATGTTAGATTATGAACCACTTTACACTCCAGAAGAAGAAAGAGCCGAAGGCTGGGATTGGGATGTTCGTGGTGAAAAAGAAGATCTAACTTGGTTAATAAAATAATAAGAGGATAAAATGGCAAATACAAGTTTAAGAGCAAGACTACAACGATTATTTTCCACAAATGTCATTGTAAGACATGCAGGTGGAAAAACGTTAAAAATAGCTGATACTGATAGAGTTCAGGCAATGGAGAGAAACCGTCTTGTAGATAGATGGTCAAGACTCCATTCTAACTTAACAACGGGTGGATATGGACACGCACAGGCAATCAGTTTTCAGGCAGAAAGATTAGCGTTGTTCCGGGATTATGAAGAAATGGATTCAGATGCAATTATATCATCAGCACTTGATATTTATGCAGATGAATCTACGATGAAATCAGAATATGGTCAAGTATTGGAGATTAGATCCGAAAATGAAAATATTCATGATATTTTAACTAATCTTTTTTACGATATATTGAATATAGAATTCAATTTGTGGCCATGGGTTCGTAACCTATGTAAATATGGAGATTTTTATCTCTATTTAGACATCAAAGAAAAGTATGGTATTACAAATGTAGTCCCACTTTCAGCATATGATGTAACTCGTATTGAAGGTGAAGATCCAGAGAATCCATATTTTGTTCAGTTTATCGTTGAAGAAGGTGATAACAGACATTCAGGACATATGGCAGGAAATAAAGAATTAGAAAACTATGAAATAGCACATTTCAGATTACTTTCAGATGCAAACTTTATACCTTATGGTAAAGGTATGATTGAGGGTGGACGTAAGATTTGGAAACAACTTTCATTGATGGAAGATGCTATGTTAATTCATAGAATTATGAGAGCACCTGAAAAAAGAGTTTTCAAGATTGACATTGGAAATATTCCACCCGCAGAAGTTGAAAACTTTATGCAGAAGATTATGACTAAAATGAAAAAGGCACCAGTAATGGACCAGAATACCGGCGATTATAATCTTCGTTATAATATCCAAAATCTTACAGAGGATTTTTTCTTACCAGTTCGTGGTGGAGACAGTGGAACTCAAATTGATAATCTACCTGGCCTTACTTATGAGTCTGTAGAAGATATTGAATATTTAAGAAATAAATTGATGGCTTCATTAAAGATTCCAAAGGCATTTCTTGGATACGAAGAAAATGTTGGCAGTAAAGCAACACTCGCAGCAGAAGATGTTCGTTTCGCGAGAACTATTGAAAGAATACAGAGAATTACTGTTAGTGAATTAACAAAGATTGCAATAGTTCATTTATATGCACAAGGATATACAGATGCAGACCTTGTTAATTTTGAATTGGCATTAAAGAACCCATCTACAATATACGAAGAAGAGATGATTGAATTGTGGAATAATAAACAAAGTCTTGCTACAAGTCTTATGGA